CATGGTGGACATCTAAAAGAATATGGAAAGATTAATTTTATTGGCAAAGATATATACGAAAAGGTAATTGATGCTGGTAAAAAGTCAAAAGGACTGTTTGACCATATTGTTAATGTTGATGCCATTGTAATTGAGCACACCGTCTTTATGAATAGCCCAAAAACTGCAGCAGATCTTGCTCTGGTCCAAGGAGCACTATTAGGTGCTGCTGGTCAATCTGGTATTAATATTATTGGCAAGGTCTCACCAATTACTTGGCAAAATTATTTAGGAAATAAAAGATTAACTAAAGAAGAGCAGATTAAAATTAGGTCTTTAAATCCTGGAAAGTCAGACTCATGGTATAAGTCTTATGAGCGTGAGTTTAGGAAACAAAGAACAATAAAACTATTAGATGTTATTTATGACAAGAAAATAACAGACAACGATGTTGCAGATGCATGTGGCATTGGTCACTGGTCAATAAATAATTGGAATAAGGCTATTGGGTTTGACAAGGATGAGTCATGAGTGCTAAACTATATACAAGCGAGTTATGGCTTAAAAAGAGATATCACATTGATAAAAAATCTCCAGAGGCTATAGCAAAAGAATGTGGGGTAAGTGTGGAAACTATTTATGTGTATCTTGCTAAGTTTGGATTAAGGAAGTCAAAGAGATGAATTTAGAACCAGTATTCCCAGATTCAAAACAATTTAAGTGTGAGGATTTGTATTTACTTACAGTTGGAACAGAGGCTGGAAAAGAAATATTAGAAACCTGCCATGAAATTGCACACATGTTGGTAAAAAAGAATATTGCTTATGGCAATTCAGCCCTTGAACCCGTACGCATATTTTCAAAAGCGGGACCAAGAGAGCAACTCCATGTTCGTATCGATGATAAGTTAAATAGACTTATGAAGGGCACAGAATATCCTGGAGATAATGATATTGATGACTTGATAGGATATTTGGTATTGCTTAAAATAGCAAAGTCAAATGATTTAGGAACTAAGGGAGACTACCAACTTGTCAACTGAAGAAGATTTAATTAAGCATCTTGACGAAATTAATAATGTTGTAGGAGAATACTTAAAGGGAAATGATGCAACAAAGATTTCCAAAGATCTTGCAATACCAAGAACTCGTGTAGTACAGCACATCAATGAGTGGAAAGTAATGGCATCCGCTAATGATGCTATTCGTGCTCGTGCAAAAGAGGCTCTTGCGGTTGCCGATACACATTATAATAAACTAATTGCAAAGTCTTATGAAGTAATTGATGAGGCATCCCTTACAAATAACCTTGGAGCAAAAACACAAGCAATTAAACTTGTTATGGACATTGAGTCTAAAAGAATTGATATGTTACAGAAGGCTGGGTTGCTTGAGAATAAAGAACTTGCAGAAGAGATGCTTCAGATAGAAAAGAAACAAGAAGTTTTGATGGCAATTCTTAGAGACATAGCATCTGAATATCCACAAGTTCGTGATGAGATTATGCGTAGACTTTCTGATGTTGCTAAAAAGGATGAAGTGATTACAATTGTCCATGAAGTTTGATGATTTTCTTGAGGCTTTAGCCGATAGTCATTTTGAAGAAACTCCAGTCGATGCAAAGACGTTTGTTGAGTCTCCAGACTATTTAGGTCAGCCAGGATTATCTGATATCCAGTATGACATTGTTGAGGCAATGAGTCAGATTTATCGCAAAGAAGATCTTATAAATATTATGGGAGAAGAAGAAGGGGCAAGATATTATGAAAAGTACACAAAGAATGAAATCATTCTACAACTTGGCAAAGGTAGCGGTAAAGACTTCACCTCTACTGTGGCTTGCGCTTATATTGTATACAAACTACTATGTCTCAAAGACCCAGCAAAATACTTTGGAAAACCAGCAGGGGATGCAATAGATTTAATTAACGTTGCTATTAACGCTCAACAGGCTAAGAACGTTTTCTTTAAAGGCTTCAAGTCAAAGATTGAAAGATCCCCATGGTTTGCTGGTAAGTATGAAGCAAAGGTAGACTCTATTGGTTTTGATAAATCTGTTACAGTTTACTCTGGACACTCTGAGCGTGAATCTCATGAGGGTTTAAATCTTTTGCTTGCAGTGCTCGATGAGATTTCTGGTTTTGCATCTGAGGTTGCAACTGGTAATGAACAGGGTAAGACTGCTGACAATATTTATAAAGCATTCCGTGGTTCAGTAGACTCTCGTTTTCCTGATCTTGGAAAGGTAGTGCTTCTTTCATTCCCCCGTTATAACGGTGACTTTATTTCTGAGCGGTATGAAGCAGTAATTGCTGACAAAGAAGTAGTAAGCAAAACACATAGATTCATAATCAATCCACTACTTCCAGAGGATGACAAGGACAATTGGTTTGAGATTGCATGGGATGAGGATCACATCAAATCATACAAATATCCAGGAGTCTTTGCTATTAAAAGACCTACATGGGAAGTAAATCCTACAAGACAGGTAGATGATTTTAAGATTGCTTTTATGACAGATCTTGGCGATGCAATGATGCGCTTTGCTTGTGTCCCTACATATGCATCAGATGCATTTTTTAAACAAGCAGATAAGGTTCGTGCTTGTATGACAGCCAGAAACCCTTTGGATCAATTCAGAAGATTTGAAGAAAACTTTAAACCAGATCCAGACAAGGTTTATTATGTCCATGCTGACCTTGCACAAAAGCACGATAAATGTGCTGTTGCAATTGCACATGTTGAAAAGTGGGTTAATGTTCAGGTAATTAAAGACTATGAGCAGATATCACCTATTGTTGTTGTAGATGCTGTTGCATGGTGGGAACCAAAAGTAGAAGGGCCAGTAAACCTTTCAGAGGTAAAGCAGTGGATACAAAATCTACGCAGACTTGGATTTAATATAGGTCTAGTCACCTTTGACCGTTGGCAATCTTTTGACATCCAGAATGAATTGCAGGCGGTAGGCATGAGAACAGAAACAGTTTCTGTAGCCAAGAAGCATTATGAAGATATGGCTATGCTTGTGTATGAGCAAAGACTAGTAATGCCTGCTATCGAACTTTTGTTTGAAGAACTAACAGAACTTAAGATTATGAAAAATGACAAGGTAGATCACCCACGCAAAAAATCTAAAGACCTTGCCGATGCCGTGTGTGGCTCTATCTTTGGTGCCATATCCTATACACCCAGAGATCAAAACCTTGAAGTAGAGGTTCACACATTTAGAGGACAGCCCCGTAGAGTTGACACGCTCCCTGAGAACGTGATACAATATAAACCTAACCAAATAGAAGATATAAAAGACTATCTGGATAGACTAAAAACAATATAAAACAAAATGAATAATAAAAGGAGAAAAATGAATTCATTTAAGAAGATCGCTCTTGTCGTGGTTGCAGTCATGACTATGGGCACACTCGTAGTGACACCTGCAAGTGCCAATACCGTTTCAGTAGACGTAACAACTGAAGTATCTGGTTCTGGTACAGCAGCCTCACCATTCACAGTAAAGGTTCCTTCTGACAACGTAGTAAGCGTTGCAGATACCACAACTGCAACAAATAACGAAGCACTTCTTATCACTGCTACAGTAGTTGCTGGAACACCAGTAACATTTACTGCAGTCGGTGCTAATACACGCCTAGTATCTACAGTTGGTTCAACAGTTAATGCATCTGCTGGATCATCTTCAATTACAGTAACGCCTGCTTCAACAACAGCGACTGTCTATGCATATACAACAAGCACTGCTGCTTCTGCTGTTACAGTTTCTGTAACTGGTGCAGCAACAACAATTTATCTTAAGGGTGTTGCAGGTCCTGCATATGACCTTAAGATGTCAATCCCTGCTTCAGGAAATATTTCTGGCAAGGTAACTGCAACTCTTGATGTAGCAGATATTTTCGGCAACGCTGTTGCTGATACAGTAACTGTTACTACTCTTGGTGGCGCAACTGCTGGAACAGTAACTGCTGATGCTCTTGTAACAGGTCGTTACACATCAGAGATCTCACTTCCTGCAACTGCTGGAACTGTTGCTGT